AAGTTAATTACAAATTTGCAGATAAATTAAAAAATATTTTTAAAAAATAATTAAATTATGACAACTGTAATTAAACCAAAACGCTCTACTGTTGCAGCATCCATACCTACATCAGGACAATTAGAGATAGGTGAATTAGCCATCAATATACCTGATGGTAAACTTTATACTAAAGATTCAGCAGGTACAATTAAGGAATTAGGTGGTGCCGGTTCTGTTTCACTTCAAACCGTTACAAACACCGGTGCTATTACAACAAACGATATTACACTTAACGGTGCAAATTTAATATTTGAAGGATTAGTTGCAAATGCTTTTGAAACAACTTTAACTGTAGATGAACCTACAGCAGATAGAACAATCTCATTACCAAATATAACGGGCACGGTTATTACTACAGGCAACCTATCAAGCATTACTTCAACAGGAACATTAACTGGTTTAAATATTTCAAGTTCAAATTTAAATTTGCAACAAAACGTAAACATTACTTTTGAAGGTGCTACGGACGATAGTTTTGAAACAACACTTACTGTGTTAGACCCAACAGCAGATAGAACCATAAATTTACCTAATCAATCAGGTGTTTTAGCAACAGATGGAGATGCTTTAGCTTATTCAATAGCTTTTGGAAATTAAAAAATGGCTAGTTCTTTTAAAAATGCAGGAATGATTGTAGGTACAACTGATAATTCAAGTGCTAATCTTTATACGTGTCCAGCAGCCACATCAACAGTTATTCACGCATTATATATTTCAAATAAAAGTTTAACTAACGTAGCAAATGTAGATATTAAAGTAACTATTGACGGTGGAACTACATTTAGACATATAGGTAAATCACTATCAATTGAACAGGAAAACACTTTAGTTTTAGATAAACCTATAAATTTAGAGGCTAATGATATTATAAGAATAGTAGCATCAGTAAATCCAGACTCTTCATCTCCGGATGTTGAAGCTTTTGCAAGTATTTTGGAAATTACATAATTAAAAGATTATGATGTATAAATATAGAAGTAATTTAAGGAATTTTTAGAAATGGCATATTTAGTTACTAAAGAAAATACAAAATATAAAACATATACTGATGAGTATGCTTTTCACGGATTAAATAGAGATGCTACTGGACTTTTGTCATATACTAAAGTTTTATTATCATCAGATGATAGTGTTTCTCTTACAGAAGGAACAGGATTTGCATATGGAGGTTTACAAGATTTGCAAGATAATCTTGATAATGAAGGTAAGAATATAAATTTAAGTAGAAAAGATTTAGACGAGCCTGATACTTCAGACAAGCAAAATAACTATGCAAAAAGAAAATACGACCAGATAAGATTTGATAAAGATAAATTAATATATTTTATGAATGCTGATGGATTTTTAGTAGCAAGATATTTAAAAGATTTTACCTTTAGTGATACTAACGGTGCAACAAGAAATTGGAGACAATAAAAAATGGCAGATTTTATATTAGGTAGACTTAAATTTAATTGGAGAGGTGATTGGGTTATATCTACAGCATATGTAAAAGATGATATAGTAAAATATGGTGCTAATACATATACTTGTTTAGTAAACCATACTTCTTTAGGTACAATTCCAGGATTTTATACAAGTTTATCAGCAGGCAATTGGTCTTTACATTCAGAAGGTTTAAATTTTGCTGGCGATTGGACAGCAGCTACATTTTACAAATTAAATGATTTAGTTAAATTTGGCGCATATCAATATCGTTGTATTTTACAACACACATCAGGTGGAACTTTTTCTATAGGTTCAAACTGGTCAGTTTATACTGAAGGATTCCAATTTGAAGATTCTTACAGTTCAGGAACACAATATCAAGATGGTGACGTAGTAACTTATGGAGGATATGCTTACATTTTTGTAAATCCAGTTCCTGCTACAGGTAGCACACCATCAGCAGCTTCTTCTGATTGGGATTTATTAGCGCCAGGATTTACAGCTACAGGAGATTATTCAGCAGGCACGGCTTATAAAACAGGACAAACAATTAATTTTGGAGGTTGGGCTTACGTTTGCGTAACTGATACTACTGCTGGTCAAAGTCCATATACTCATTCAGCTAAGTGGGTAAAAATTAATGAAGGATTTAGACACAGAGGAGCTTATAGTGCTGTAACAACATATTTTAAAGGTGATGTAGTAGAATCTTTATCCAGTGCATATGTTGCTATAGAACATAATATATTAAATGTTTTACCAAGCTCAGACGCTTCTAAATGGCAAGTTGTTGCTTTTGGTGATACAACAAATCCAATGACAAAAGCTGGTGATATTATAATACGAAATGATACCATACCTGAAAGATTAGCTATAGGAGAAAATGGTTCTGTATTAACAACAAATATAGCAGGAACAAGACCAGGTTGGGGAGTAGGAGCAGGAACTGTAAACAAATACGTATCAGTTTCAGGAAGTGATTCAAATCCAGGAACAGAAAATTTACCTTATAGAACAATTAAATATGCTTTGTCACAAGCAAATAAACAAAGTGTTTTAGCCGTAACGATTTCATCAGGAGGCACAGGAGGCACACCTAACATTTATACAAACGTTGCATCAACAACAAGTGGTAGTGGTTCAGGAGCTACATTTAGAGTAGAAACAGATGGTTCATCTGTACCTACATCCGTAAAAATTTTAAACAATGGTGGCAATTATGCTGTAGGTGATACTATTACTATAAATGGTTCATCTAATTTGGGCGGTGCTTCAAATCTAGTATTAACAGTTGCTACAATATCAATAGGTGATATTATAAACGTAGACGCAGGAACATTCAAAGAAAATTTACCATTAAAGGTTCCAGCAAACGTATGCGTAAGAGGTTCATCATTAAGAAATACTGTTGTTGAACCAAACACAGGAAGTTCATCTTCAATTGCTACAATAACAACATCTTCAACTATTACTGGTGCTACAAATGGAACATATTCATTTAAACAACCTACAACTGCTACAGGCAGTGGTGCAGGATTAACTGTAAATATAACAGTTGCATCAAATATAATATCTGCCGTTGCTGTTTATCACGGAGGTTATGGATATGCTGTTGCAAATACAGCAACATTAACAGCTGCTGCAATTGGTTGCGGAGGCACAGGCACATTAACAATTACTGTAGCAACTTTAGAATTAAATACCGCATCAAATATGTGGTTATTAAACAACAATACTAATTTAACATTATTTACTTTTAAAGGATTAACAGGATTGCCTGTTCATACGGGAGGCACATTAGGAGCAATAGTAACTTCATTAGACCCTGCTTCAACTATTACTTCTGTTTCTCCTTATATACAAGATTGTACATCTATTTGCGAAAATGCAATAGGATTAAAAATTGATGGAAATTTACACACTTCAGGAAATAAATCAATTGTAGTAAATGATTACACACAAATTAATTCAGATGGTATAGGTGTGTGGGCAATTGGCGGTGGTAGAGCAGAATTAGTTTCTGTATTTACATACTATTGTAATAAATCTTTATATGCAAGTGACGGAGGTTTTATAAGAGGACTTAACTGTTCATCTGCTTATGGAGAACAAGCGGCTGTAGCTGAAGGAACATTAGCTTCTGAAACTGCTGTAGTAGTACAAACGAGAGGTAAGAGTTTACTATTCATACCTAATACTGTAAGTGGAGCTGGTATTTCTGAGTTTGCTACAGGACAAACTTTAGTGGGAGGCACTTCAGGCGCAACAGGAACAATTATAAGAACTCAAATAGCTGCTGACAGAATTACCATAGACCCAACAACAGGAACTTTTACTCAAAATGAAATTGTTACTGTAACAAAGGCCGATACATCTACATTTACTTTTCAAATTAAAAATTTGGCGGCCGCAGTTCCTAATGGCCAAACAGGATTTTTTATAGAATTAGACTCTACAGACGTAACTTTTTTAGATGAAAGTGGAGAGTTACAATTAGGAGATAACGTTGTATTTACTGGAAATGCTCAATTCTATGCAATAACTGCTGTAGATAATATTGATACTGTAAATAGACGTGTTACTGTAAAATTAAATCCTGAAGTTACAGCAGCAAATGTTGTAGCTAATAATACTACAACTACAATTACTCGTAAATTTTCAAACGTAAGATTAACAGGACACGATTTCTTAGATATAGGAACAGGAGGAATCGTAGATACAAATTATCCTAATATACCATTACAGGCTGCAGACCAAGATGATGAAGTAGTAACTAGTGCTGGAGGTAGAGTTTATTTTTCTTCTACAGATCAAAGAGGAGATTTTAGAGTAGGAGATTTATTCCGTATTCAACAATCAACAGGTGTCGCTACATTAAATGCTGACGCTTTTGATTTATCAGGTTTAACAGAATTACAATTAGGTTCTATCGGTGCTGAACTTGGAACCTCTATTAATGAATTTAGTATAGATGGTACTTTATCAGGAAATTCTGATTTAGCTGTGGCTACAGAAAAAGCTGTTAAGACATATGTAGATTCAGGTACTACAACTTTAACAAATAAAACAATTAGTGGTTCATCTAACACATTAACTAATATAGCTAATAACTCATTAACAAATCCAAGTTTTAGTTTAAGAGATGATTCTTCTTCTGCTATTTCTATACCTTTGGGTGGAACTTTAAAATTAAAAAGTAACGTTGGTATTACAACAACAGTTTCTCAAGGTGATACTATTAATATTAATTTAGATAATCCTATCAGTGATTTAACTGCTACAACATTTAATGCTACAACAGGTACAATTACAAATTTAACTTCTACTAACGCTGATATAAAATTATTAGCAGGTACTACAAGTAATGTGCCATTAGAATTTTCTTCAGGAACATTTCATACAGCATCTCCTGCAGGTTCTTTTGAATATAATGGAAAAATATTTACATCAACGCCTGTAACATCAAAACGTGGATTAAGTCCTTCCACAATGTTAAGATATAATAACGGAACAACATCTATTACTAACGCAACTGGTTTACAAAACTGGTTAGGAGCAGTAAACGTTAACGTTGCAGCTACTACAGCTTACTTGTTTAGAGGACATTTTAGATTGTCAAGAGCTGCTGGTAGTACATCACATACTATTAACTTAGGATTTGGTGGAACAGCTACTCTAACTGCAATAAATTATCAAGTAATGTCTACAACAGGATCAGGTAATATTTTAATAACACCACAAATGATATTTTTAGCAACTGCTGCTTCAACAGCCGTAACAGCAGCAAGCACTTCTACTACAGAAAACAATTATATAGAAATGCAAGGTGTAGTAGAAATAAACGGTGCAGGAACATTTATTCCTCAACTTGCATTTAGTGCGGCTCCTGGAGGAGCGGGTACTATTGCTGCTGGTGCTTATTTTGAAATAACTCCTATAGGAGTAAATGGAGCTGCAATTAACGTTGGAGATTGGGTATAAAGTTATATAATTGAAAATTAATTTGTTATGAATAATGATATAAAAGAATTGACTTTAGAAGAACATAAAAAGGCCGAATCGGAGCCTTTTGTTCAAACTCTTATGTCTGGCCAAATACCACCAGACTTATACGCCACATATCTTTACAATCTATTACAGTGTTATGCTACACTAGAAAAATATGCTTTTGAAAACGGCCTGTTTAGACAAACACCTGGCCTTGACAGAGCACAAAGAATAGACCACGACTTTCGTTCACTGTGGAATCAACCGAATAAACCACACATCACAGATAGCACATTAAGATATGTTTATCATTTAGATACAATCAAAAGCGATGCCGAAAAGTTATATGCTCATATCTATGTAAGACATATGGGAGATTTATATGGAGGCCAAATGATAAAAAGAAAAACACCTGGCCCTAATACATATCTTGTGTTTTTAAAACCAGAAGAAACAAAAAGAATTGTAAGAGAAATTATTAATAACTATATGAACACGTATCAAGTAAACGTGGTCGCTGAAGCTAAATTATGTTTTGAATATGCTACAGAATTATTTAAGGAAATGAATGATTTGGGAAAATCTTATACAGTGCAAGAATAATATCATAGACATATTAGATTTAAATTGTGTAGAATACTTTGAGGAAGGTATGACACGATTTAATAAGAAAGGTTGGGTTAACCGTACCTGGAAAAATGATAACATAAGACGAGCACACATTGATGTAGTTGATGCAAGAGATACTAAAGGTTTATGGATGATGCACGTTTGTTTATTTCCTGGCCTTACAAATGGTGGCCCAATATATGGATTTGATGTAATTGCAGGTAA